TCTTCATGACGTACTGGTCTTCTTTAAGATTAATCTCCTTCCAATCTATCTGCTCAATGCTCTTATCCCCAAGGCTGATAACCTTATACTCGCCACCAGCGGCCACAATATCGCGGGCAACCTCAACCATCTGGCGGCCAGCCTGGAGAAACATATCCTCATAGGCCCGGGCAACCTGCATGAATCGCTTAGACTGGATGTCCGAGAATTCACGAAGCGCCACCCCAGAATCAAGGCCAGTCGGCTTCTTCGCCTGAGCAGACATTTCAGAGATGCCAGCAATCTCATAGGCTCGCGCATAAAGGCGGTCCAGGTGGGTAAATATCTCACCGCTCACCGTCTGGGGCACATGAACCTTTGGCTGGGTGCCCGTGTACTCAACAATGGAGCCAATCTCATTGGTCATGTGAGACTTCACGATTTTTGACCCCTGCTCAATGTAGACGGACGGGGTGAGCATATCCATTTGAAGGGCAATCTGGTTAAGCCGCTTGTTTATCTGGACCTGCAATCCAAGCAACTTCTCCGAAAGACCCTGGCCCCAGAACCCCAAAAGGTTTTTGGTCCACCGCATGAATACGAAGGGGAAGAAATCCTTCTCATAGGGCTCATCAAGCAAGGTCACATTGTCCAGACAGATGCAGTGCCGCCCATCGGATGCACCCTCCCGGCTCGGTAAATGCCAGGACTCAATGCACTCAACCTGATTAGAGACTCGACTCTCGGCAGAATTCCTAATCTCGGCCTTCGTGGTGTTGAGAATGGCTTCCTCGAAATCGGGATAAGCGGCCAAAAGCACCTCCCGAGAAACAATCTTCTTCTGGAACATCTGACGAGGCTTCCCATAGAAACTGTCAGCGTCATCGACATAAAGCTCATTCGGGAAAATACGGTCAACAACAAGTTTGTCCCCATCGGAATATATCTTCATCGCCCCCGTACCGAAGACCGTGGCATCGCGGAAGACGTCACTGGCCACATTGTAAATGTCGGTGGCGTAAAACTGCCCGTTTACAAACTTATCAAGAAGTTTCGCCTTCCTCTTCATGGACCAATTGCCGCCAGTGGTCAGAAAGGTAATCTTCGGGAAGTTCTGAGTAATCTCACTCGTGACAGTCTCACACATCGAATTTACGACGTTGAGAGTCACATCCTCCACACGAGAGCTTGACCGCTGGGCATAGTTGGCAGAAGAAAGGCCACTAACATTTACATTGGAGAAAAGGCGCATCCAGCTAAGGTTATCCTCAGCACGATAGCTCTGATCATCCTCAAGCGAGTGAACCACGGAAAACACTTCCTCGTGAACATCGCCCTCTTTTTGCCACCAGAATTCTTTAGCTAAATACATTAGTTCTTATCCTTATCCATGCAGTAGTTCGATGTCTCATCTGAGCGCGTGGTGGTCACTGACTCGGTGCCACAATACACTAGCGCAGGAGGGCCCGGCTGAAACGCTATATCAACCACCCCGTCAGCCATGATGAAGTGCTTAACCCCGTTCTTTCTCAGGAACCTAATCATATCAACCATTTCATCATCTAGTGCTGTATACTCTCCCACCACGACCTCCCCTTACCTTCTTCTAGTTGTGCAACTTTTCTCTGCTCTATTCTCTCGGCTTCCAGATTATAATACTCATCAGAACCAAATACGGGCTCAATCTCCCGAGCAACACTCGCGTAATGCCTGGACTCACGCCAAGCATACAGGGCGGCATCTGCAAGGTGGTTCTCAAACCGAGCGTCTTCTTTTCGCCGGTCCTCATCCCACTGCAACAACCGCCACTCGCCCAAAACGCCACAGCCCTCAAGGACCCTTATCCTGCCAGCAGCCAAGTCAGAGTTCATCAGCTCTATATAACTCAGCTTGTTCCGCTTCTCCGCAGCCCTGATGGAAAGGCCATGGCGAAACCGGAACTCTTCCACGATGCTTTTACCGAGCCCCCCCGTATCAGCAACCATTGTTCGGAAATTATACTCTTGGTTATACTGCTTTATCTTTTCAGCAATATCCGAGGGCAGCATTTTACTGCTTTTAAAGTCCTCAACAATGTAGAAGTCCGGCAAGTCTTCGCAAAAAGCCCCTATAACGAAGGCTGTGGCGTCTTCGTAACCTAAATCCACCCCAAGAATGAACTGCCAATCATGTTCATCCCAGGGCAGGGTGTTCGCAATATTCTTCTCCTCCGAATACTTGTAAATAATCGAGTCATTGCTGCGTATCCAGCGGCCCCGCCACTCACGCTGATAAATAGGATTGTCATCCTGCCACCCCTTCTGCTTCATTCGCTTGCTTAGCCAGTCCTGGGCGTGAGGGATGTGCGGGTTCTCTAATATGGTCCAATGGTGGTTGGTGTAACCAAAGTCGGCCTCCGTCGTTGCCCGGTAAAACAGGCCAGAGCAAGCAGCCGAGGGCGTTCCAATCATGGCCAAGGTGCCATTATGGTCGATCAACGCTGGCTCAAGTACCTCTTCCACAAGGGCATCCATATGCGGGCCAAAGCTCGCCGCCTCGTCAAGAATAACAAGACGGTAAGTCGAACCCCGCAGCTTGTCGATGTCAGCTTCATCATTTGCCCCCGTTAGGATTATCTGAGAACCATTCTTGAAAGTCGCCACAAGCTCCGAATTATTAAAGCGAATTCCTAGCGAATACTTCCGATTGGCTCGCTTCATCTCCTGCCACATTAACCGCTTCGCACTGCGGCGAGAGAGGCCAATATAGGCGCAGAGGCAGTCAGGGTGCCGTGTCGCTATCTCAATGAGGTAGTAACAACAGGCATACGTCTTCCCTGACCGGCGAGAACACAATGCCGTCTTAAAATGCGAAGGGTCTTCGATAAACTCAATCTGATACTCAAATAAGTCCTCTTTCCAGCGAAACGTTCGCTCAGGCAAAGACTCGGCATCAGATTTGGGTAAATCACCAAACCGCTTAACATATTCGCGCATCAAGGCGCGGGCATCGTAATCCCCCTGACTCATGCTGTCGCGCTAACCCTCGCCTTCCTCGGTCGGCCCCGCTTCTTCGGAACAGTCACGGGCTCAGCCTGTGGGTCCAGAATATACCAGGACACAGAGGACATGGGGATAATAAAAACCCCCTTCTCCCGATGAGTCACCTCAACCGCATCACCAACCAAGCGCATAGAGAACGCCTCGTGGCTGGGAAGGTCTGTCCGAATAAAATTGGTGTTCAGCAACGGCCTTGCGTTAACCGTCAGTTGAATTGCCAGAACGCGCATCATAAATCTCCTTCATGTGTGTCAAAGCACCCTCCTGCTGAAGATGCGGAACATATAAGAACTCATACCGCCCCTTTAAGTCTTTGCAAATATACCCCTTGTGGGAAAGAGCCACCGGCTCACCCGGGCGATACTCAAAAGCATCAACCAGGGCTCGGGCCAGCCCAAAGCGACGAAACGGGGCCTTAACGTAGCAGTAGTGAATAACCAGAAACTTCGGTATCCGCTGGGCACAAAGCCAACCAAGAACCTGGTCGGGGTTGTCCTCCATACAGGCCACCAAGGTAATACCGTCCTCCAAAAGGCGGCGGGCAACCTCTCGGTGCATCTTATACACCGTAATCTTGGGCTGGTCCTTATTCTGGGCCGCATAACTCTTCAGCCAACTGGAATAAATAAAGCTAATATCCCCCTCGTCTGCCTTGCGAATCCGAACAGGCAACCGCTTCGCGTCCTTCGCGGGATTGTACGCAGGTACACCCTCCGTTGCCCCGTCCTGGAAACGACCCTGCAAATGAGACTCAGACTCGGCGTGTAAACGCTTCATTTACCCTCCTCGTGCATCTTCTTGTATGCCCGGCTAACCAACTCCTTCAACTTGTCATCAGGAATCGAATCAACCTCGCTCTGCTCACGAATCCCCATCTCCAACTGAGCTATCTGGCAAATAGAGCGCGTTAACACCCCAAAATGACGGGATTGCAGGTTATCTAGCCCCGAAGAAGCAGAACAACGCGCCAACTGGCGCATTTCGCTGTCAATAACGGCATAAACATTGGCGAAAATTCCATGGAGAGAAGGGAGATAGGTCACGTCTATCTGGGATGCAGCGCTGCGATTCACCTCAACCAGCGAACCCTCGGCCTCAATCACGGCGTCGGCCTCATCCAAAGCCTCGCGACGCACCAACTTAGATGGCCTCGTGGTCGAAGCCTCCTCGTGCAGCGCCGCCGCCCTGTCCAACCGAACATCAAACCGTATCTTCTTGGCCATCAGGCCCCCATGATGCACAAGCATCTCTGAATGTCTCTTAGTTGCATTTTACGCGATAAACCGAGCGAAAACAAAATTTCCGCCAAATGGCCCGCCCCTTTCCGCGAATTACTTTGGCGGCGCTAATTTGTGCGATATTATCAGGACGAGTAGGCCACTTGTCAGGGTGAAACGCCTACTCGCAAACACAAAACGACAAACGGGGGCGAGCCATGAAAAAGCTCTTCTTTATACCGGATGCCCACATCCCGTATAACGACAAAGCCGCATGGAAAGTTGTTATCAAATCCATAAAGCAGTTTCAACCAGACATACTAATCATACTCGGCGACTTCGCAGACTGCTTCTCAGTCTCAAGCCACGACAAATCACCAGCAAGAAAAACACTCCTGCACAAAGAAATAGACTCCGTAAGAGAACACCTCGAACAACTAGAAGAACTCAACGTCAAACGAAAAATATACGTCGCAGGGAACCATGAACAACGACTAGAACGATACATCACACAAAAAGCACCAGAACTCTTCGGCCTGGTGGACATCCCAGAGCTCCTGAAGCTCAAAGAAAATAAATGGGAATACATCCCCTACAAAAGCCATGTCTGCATCGGAATGCTCGCCATTAGCCACGACTACGGCTCAGCAGGACAAACAGCACACAGAACAGCAAACCAAAGACTAGGAGTACCCGTGGTCATCGGACACACACACAGAGCAGCGTCAATCACACGGAAAACGTTTCACGGGAAACATATGCAGTCCGCCATGTTCGGATGGCTGGGCGACCCAAAAGCAGTAGACTACCTCCACCAAGCTCAAGCACAAACCAACTGGCCAACCGGGTTCGGCATCGGATACCTACTCAAATCAAAAGAAGTCATACTCCACCAAATCCCCATCATCAGGAATACCGCCATCGTAGAAGGAGAAATCATCAAATGAAAATCCCAAACGAAATAAAAATGGGCGGGCACACAATCACCGTCACCATCAGAAGACTAGAAGATAACCATGGATACTTTGACGCTGAAAAACTACAAATCCATATAGACTCAGCATCACCAGAATCCATTCAGAACGAAACATTCATACACGAAGTAATAGAAGCTGCATGCTTCTTCGCCGAAATTGCACTGCCGCACCCAAATATACAATCACTAGGGCTACTTATGGCCCAAGCTATATGCGACAACCAAACAAAGGAGACAACATGAAACTACTAATGGCCGATGGATTCCAAGAGGCGTACCTCGGAACAGCAGATATACAACAAACCAAAACCACCGTGGCCGTCTACGATGCCGACAAGTGCATACAAATCCTACAAGATAGAGACAACATGAACCTGGAGGAAGCTATCACCTTCTTCGACTTCAATATCAAAGACGCATACATGGGAGAACAAACCCCCATATTCGTTGAAAAAGATATTCTCTACCTGCAAAAACCGTATGGGGAGGTTCTTGATGCGGTGCGTTGCTTGGAAAATGAGGGGAATGGTGTTGGTGGGCATTAAGGTTATACGGAGGAGGCGATCCCGGGGGTGGGGGTCGTCTTTCTGGGCTCGTGCTGGTGGGCGAGGGCGAGCGCTGGTGGCCAGCAGCCGAGAGGGCCAGCCGAGAGCGGCCCCGTGGGCCAGCCCCCTCCCTACTCCCGAGAGGGCCAGCCGTGGCCGGTCCTAGCGCCTTTCGGGGGCCTCAACGTACAAGTCGGTTTGGCGGTCATAGTGCCGCCCCTCCTTGCTATCGTAATACAGGACCTTGCCACACCTGTACTGAAATGGCCCTTCCATCCCGGGGATGGGTGGGAACTCAGCAGGGTCAAACCTCGCCACTGACAGGGCCCCTAAACGCTCCATGGTCAATTCATTCCACTCACTCAAACTGGACATACTCACTCTCCCTTGTGTTGGTTGCACCACAAAAGCCCGGGGATTGCCCGGGCGAGTGGTGGCCAATAGGGGCCGCGTATGTCTCTCTCTGGCTGGCCTGTTATGCCGAGACGGTTCCGCCGCACCGGGATTGCATGAGGGCGATCTCAGCCTTCAGGCGGGCATTCTCAGCGTAGACACGAGCCATGGTTTCATCAAACCACTCCTCACGAGCCTTAATCAATCGGTTCTTTTCATCAACCACGGTGCGAGAAGCGAGAAGCCCGGACTCGGCCGCATCCAGCATCCTGCTATACATAACGCACCGCTTCCGCGACTCATCCAATTGGCCCCTCAGCTCGGTTTCGCTGTATCCTAATGGGCTATCTACTGTTGCCTCGTGAACCTTGCTCATCTCATCCATCCTTGTGTGTGTGGGCCATAACTGGCCGATACAGACACCTTATGCCCTTGTTTCCCTAGTGTCAACACAATCGACACATTAATCTGAATAAAAGACAACCCCCACCACGGGGGCTAGCACGGGCCGCAGGAGGGCCATAGGGGGCAGGA